GGGGCGGGCTTACGCTCGAGGTGCAGAACGCGAATGGTCACAAGTTCAGCTTCCGGAGCACTTTAGCCACTCCAACATGGTTCGGGCAGGGCGTATTCAATGACCGTCGATTTCATATCGACTTCGACAAGGCTGCGGTCGGTCTAGCGGCCGGCTATACGGGGGCTGAAGGCTTTGTTAACGACGTTACCGGACCGTTTCCGAACGTCTGGCTCTTCACGGATGACGCAGCAACTTACTTCCACTGTGTAGCGCAAGCGTCCGCGGACCGCTATACGCACTTCAGCCTCGGCAATATCAACAACCGCGGAATGCACACCGAGAAGCTTCCTTTCATTGCGGGCCTCTATTGGCAGTATTGGTCGGACCAAGCAAACTTCTCGAACAGCAACAGCAACGGCAATCCTTTCAACTATCCGATTGCATCACAGCATCAGGTCGGGCAGTTTATGGAAGCGTCGACCAGGACTGACGACTTTGCAGGGTTCCGTATTGGCGTTCCCGATAACCTTCTTGACCCTGCATTGGGCTTCACGGATGGGGCTCTTCAGCAGGCATTTGCTCATGGGCTTAGCGATCGGGAATACTTCCGCACGGTTAGCGGAAACAATTCCTCTCGGCCGCTGGACTTTGCGTCCTCGATTCGTAACCATTCCTTCACCGGCGGGGTTAACCTTGCCCCACTGATGGTGATGCTCTCCGCGGCAACCGACGGCACACTGTTCTCCTATGTTGGAGACTTGCCGAACATCTGCTATGTCAATATGATGGGGCTATCGCCTGGACAGGTCTTGACCTTTGCAGGCGACGAGTGGATGTGCTTCCCGCTCAAGCAGTACGGGATTGTCGATGCGTGCAAGTTTGGCGCTTCCCCGCAGAACAAGCCGAACTCTGCGTTCTACGGCTTGGCGTACAAGAAGGTCGGCCTCTAATGTATGCGCTAATCCCGGGCGATAAGGGCGACCCTGACCACACCACGAAGGTTGGCTTTCTGGATGGTGCAGGAGTGAATATCCCTGTGCGGCCTGGTACGCTGACGAATGGGTTCGCTGCGGGCTTAGCCGGGGCGTATGCCCCCGTCGACATTATTAACCTTCTTCCAGGTGGAGCCAGCGAACCCCTGCGCGGCTTTGCGGACCTTTTCTACTTTCGCGTGTGGATGCTGCCGCCGGTTCTCGACGTGCAGAACCCGAAGCGCAACCAACCCATCGAATTCCAGCTCTGGAACGCTTACCTCGTAGACAACGAGCTGGAAGTGCTCACGCCGACAAACGCTACCGGCGTGACGCTCGACCTTGTGCCTGGGGAGATTGTTCCCGCACTGGGCTTGCAGACGGTTATCGCACTGATCGGCAACGATGCACCGAACCAAATTGATGCTAACTTTGCGTTCGACTTTTCGCAGGGCGATAGCTTGCTCCGCTTCATTGCGCTGCTCGCTGACATCCTGCCGATTCAACCCGACTCTGTTATTGTCGAGACGTTCGACTGGCTTACGGATGTCCTAACGAACTACGACGGCTCCGAGCAGCGCATTAAGCTCCGGGACCATCCGCGGCGCAGCTTTGGCATCAACCTTACGCTCCTGGATGAAGCTGATCGCAAGGTGCTCTTCGACAAGCTGTTCAAGACCCTAGCGCTAACGATTATCGTTCCGTCATACCAGTACCAGGCACGGCTCAAGCAGAAGACGGTCATTGGCGATAATAAGCTCTATACGAACGTTCGCCGCGCTGACCTTCGTGCTGGTGAAAACGTCCTGATCGTTACAAAGGACGGACAGTTCTTCCTATATGAGGTGCTCGCGGTCAACGCGGATCACGTCACGATAACCACTGCTTTCAGCCAGTCGTTGCCCAAGGGTTCGATTGTGTGCGGAGCGTTCGAAGGTCGCTTGCCGAACAAGTCCGGGATGCAAATGCAGTCGATTGCGGGTAACTCGCAGCTGAACATCTTGCTCACTGACAGCCGCGACCAAGTGTCCTGGCCGGACTATGCTGCACCCATCCCGTTGTTCAAGGGAAAGCCTCTGCTTCTCCGTCGCCCGCTTGCGCTTAGCGAGGCTCCGTCCATGTTCGACGCGGGCTTGGAAGTTATCGACAACGCTACTGGCGTTCCAGCCTACTACACGAGCTGGAGCCAAGCATTCATCGAGGGAACGAGGCAGTACCTTATCCAGTCCATGCTCGACCAGAACGAGTTGGAGTTTTGGCGCACGTTCCTGAACACGCTCAATGGGCAGCAGAAGACCTTCTACACGCCAACTTATCGGAGCGACCTTGTCTACTTCGAGGGTACGGACTTCCTGCAAGGTGAAATCACTGTTCACGGAACGGAGTACGCTTCGCAATACTTCGAGCACGAACCCTTTAAGCAGCTCCAGCTCGATACCGACAAGGGTGTGTTCGAGGTAGCGGTCAGCACTGTCGAGAACCTTGGCGACCGCACCCGCATCACCTTTGCTGACCCAATCGCGGTGAGCGTCACGGATGCTGTGGTCAACCGCATTTCGTTCCTTATGCTAGTTCGACTCGGCAGCGACAAAGTTTCCTTGACTCACTACTCACAGCACAGTATTGTGGATCTGTCCCTCTCGATGGCAGTCCAATAAATGGCCTATGATGAGCTTGAGCAATCCATCCAAGACAGTGCGCCGATCGAAGCTTACAAGTTCGTAGGCTCCTTCAAGACGTACCGCTACACTTCGGCGGATAGCCAGCAGCTCATCGGGGGCGAAGCGTATCTCCCTATTGCTGTCACCCGTTCTAAGGTCAAAGCAGGAACACACGAGGACACCAGCTTGTCCTTGGACCTGTCCCTGCCATTCGATATCGACGTTGTGTTGGACTATGCTTATGCCGAGGTCCCACCGAAGCTCGAACTCACGGTATTTCGTAAGCAAGCAGATGGCTCCTATGCCACCTTCTGGCAGGGCGTTGTTCGAGGGTTCGATGTCAGCGGGCGCAGCGCCAAGATCAAGGTGCCGTCGGTCTTTAGCCTCGCATTGCAAGGTGAGATCCCCAACGTCCACTATCAGACGCCGTGCAACCATATCCTCTACGACGAGCACTGCCGCGTCCCCCGACTGCCGAATACCTTTGCGGCTGTCGTGCAAGCGTACAGCGGGGGAGTCACCTTCACCGTTACAGCGCCCCCGACTACCGAGGACGACTTGCGTGCGGGCGAAGCGGTCAACATGCGCAACGGAGAACGGCGCCTTATCCTATCGAACGTGGGCACCGAGATTAGCATCGGCTATCCGTTTGTGGACCTGCTTCCTGGCGACGACGTAGAACTCGTTCGCGGGTGCAACCATCGGGGTCGGAACGGCGACTGTGTTGCCAAGTTCAATAACTATATCAACTTTGGCGGGTTCGAGGATATTCCTCCGGACAATCCATTCAGCGGGGAACTCGTCTAATGTGGTTTCTGGTCGCTGCCTTCTTTGTCGGGTTCTTTGCGACGCTGCTTCTAGCGCCGAAGACCAAGACGGAGAACGCTCGCGCTTCCACCCTTAACGACCTCAACTTCCCGCGCTCGCAGGAAGGTGACCCGCTCCCCTGGATTATCGGGCGCGTTCGCACAAAGGGTCCGAACACACTATGGGCAGGTGACTTCTACGCCAAACCCATCAAGAAGAAGCAGAAGACCGGACTGTTCTCGTCCAAGAAAGTTACGGTCGGTTACGAATACTTCGTGGGCATGGTCCTATCACTGTGCATGGGCCCCGGCGTTACGCTGCACCGCATCTGGAGCGCGAAGGACGAACTGTGGGCAGGCACCGCATCCGGCAACGGTGTCGCGATTGCTATTAACAAGCCCAAGCTCTACGGTGGCAAGGAGAAGGGCGGCGGGTTCATTGGCACCCTTCGCTTCTACAGCGGTAACTTCGATCAAGCCATTAACGCTTATTATCAGTCCAAGCGGGGCGCGGCTGTCACTGCGTATCGCGGAACCTCGCTGCTGGTTCTTGAGCACCCGAACATCGGTGAGCAAAATTCGCTCCGCGAAATGTCGATGGAGATTTCGCGCTACACGAACGACCTTGGCATTCCTGGCGGAAAGCATATGGTCGGCGACGATGCTAATCCTATGGAAGCGCTGTTCCAGGTCTTCACCGCTAAGTGGGGTGGCTTGGACGTTTCCCCGAACATGCTCGACCTCAATAGCATGTTGGCGGCAGCTGATACGCTTCATGCAGAAGGGAACGGCATCTCCCTGCTCGTGTCAAGCCCGAACGACGGCAAGCAGATCGCATCCGAAATTATGCGGCAGATCGATGCTATTATGTATAACGACCCTGCCACTGGCAAGATTGTTGTCAAGCTGATCCGCAACGACTTTGGACCGATCGACGACCTGCCCATCTTCGACGAGAGCAACATCATTGGCGTCCGCGGGTTCACCCGCAAGCTGTGGGAAGACACTATCAATGTTGTCCGTGTCAAGTTCACCAACCGCGAAAAGAAGTACGAGCCCGGTACTGCCTTCCAAGACAACATGGCGAACATCAGCGCTCAAGGCAGAATTCGTCCGATTACGCAATCGTATCCGGGCGTTACGACGCCTACCCTTGCCAACGAGCTCGCTGCCCGTGACCTGTCGCAAGGGTCCGTCCCGCTGCTCACGGCACAGATAGAAACGAACCGCGAAGGCGCACAACTTCGACCGGGCGACCGCTTCGTGTGGTCATGGCAACCGTACAATCTCGGCTTGGTCGTTATGCGAGTCAAGGACTTCGACTTGGGTTCGCTGACCGACAACCGCATCGTCATTAACGCCGTGCAGGATGAGTTCGCTATCAGTGCGATGCTTAACTCCAGCCCGGTGAGCGAGGGTACGGGAGTGACCACGCCAGGATTCACCGCCAACCCTGCTGTCACTCGTGTTGTCAAGGAGGCACCTTACTTCTTCGCCCAGGCTGCTGGTGTCGCGGTCGGTGCGTCGCAGTCGCTCGTCTTGGTCGCTGCGGAAGCTCCCGCTAACGCTGACGACTATGACGTCTACATTTCGCAGGATGCGGGCGTGACCTATAACCCGTCCGAAGAGGGTATTGCCTTCAGTGCTGTGGGGCAGCTGAACACGGCGGTCACCGGCACAACGAACCTCTCCACTGGTGTCATCCCGTCGCTGCTCGTTACGATCGATCCTGCAGAGGTGGATCAGAATACTGCTGCGGGCGCCGCTCAGGGCGCGGGTATGATTCTTATTGACAACGAGCTGCTTGTATATGAGACGCGCTCAACTGGAGCGGGAACCGTTACCCTATCGAACGTGTGGCGTGCTATTCTTGACACGTCACCCGCCAGTCACGCAATTGGCGCTAAGGTGTATTTCATCGATGGCGACAACGTAATCGAGGACCTCTTTGGGTTCACGGCTGCGCTGCGGGTTAAGGTCCTACCCTCCACGTTCGACGACCAGCTTGACCTCGCTGCTGCTCCGCATGACAGCATCACGCTGAACAAGCGGACTCAGCGTCCCTTGCCACCGGCCAACGTGAAATTCGACGGCGGTGCTGCGTTCACTCCGCCCGCAACGGCAAACGGACCAAAGGTTCTCACTTGGGCTAATCGGAGCCGCTTGTCACAGGTGATCCGCAAGATTAACGATGCTACCAGTGAGAACGAAAGCGGCCAGCAAACTGTTGTCCGGCATCGCCGCAACGGTGGCGCGTGGACGACGCTCAACTACGGTCCGGGCGTAACCACAGCAACGATCGACACAGGTGCTATCAATACCGACGTTGTGGACTGGGAGATTTACTCCTCGCGTGACGGTCTCGACAGCTATGCCCGGTGGACCTTTACCGCTGGCGCTGCGGCGGGTGCGGGTTCCTCTCCGGAGACCTCTGTTGGTGGCGGAGGTGGTGCGACACAACCGCCAGTTGACACAACTCCGGTCTATACTGCTCCGGACGACAGCGTTGGGCTCGTGTTCCCGTTTGGTGAGAACATCGGCACCTATCCGATTGACCTGCCGATCACCTTTGGTATCGATATCCCTGCTGGCTTCTCGGGGTCGAACGTCGACCATAGGGCTAACCCCGCATCGACCGCGACCTTCACTATCCGGAAGAACGGGGTATCGGTCGGCACGGTTGCCATCAGTGCAGGTGGCGCCTATACCCTCACAGCAGCTTCGGCTATCAGCCTTAGCAACGGGGACACGCTCACTTGCGAACCGCCAGCTAGCGCGGACGCACTGCTTAAAGGTGTCACGGTCACAATCGCTGGCACCCGTAGAAAGGTAGTCTAATGGCGCTTTGGATTCTTGGCGGTGGCGAGTCCATGGATGAGATGGCTGGCTTCTGCGACTTGTTCAACACTAGCTGGTTCGAAGCGAACAGCGGGGTGCGAAGCGCGTACGGCTTCAACAACGCTTCGGTTGCGCAGATGGCAGCGCCGCTGAAGGGCAATCGGACAAGGGTGTGGTCAAAGCTCTGGATTGGCCGTAACAATCAGTTAGGTACTGGAAAGTTCTTCCAGTCGTATTACGACGGTGCAAACGAACGACTTCGCTTCGATCTCGTTTATGTAGCTGGCATCGGAACTTGTATTCGATGCTCTACTGTCAACGGCGCTAGCGTCGCGACATTGTTCACTTGCACCCTGCCCCATTTCCTTCAGACGGCAGCGTCAAGCACAGCAGCCACGACGCTCGGTAACATCCATATCGATGTCAACTATATCGCAGCCGGATGGGTTCGTGTTTATCGCGATACAACCCTCGCAGGGGAGTTTATTGGTGACCCTCGCATTGGCGGGTCAACCTTCCTAACCGAGTGCCGCTTCCAAAGTCCGAACACAGCAGGTTCGTGGGCTGAAGCTGCGTTGTCCCAGATCATCCTTGGTGATGAGGATACCCGCGAGCTGCGCATTATTACACACTTCCCGAACGCGGCAGGTGATGCGAATACATTTAGCAGCGCTGCTTTCGGTAATATCGATGAGGTGGGAGATCAGGGAACTGACTTCAACGAGAGCCTTGTTGCAGCGCAGAAGTTTCTCGCGCAGATGTCGAACGTACCAGCAGCATTCGGCACCCCTAATGTCAGGACGCTATCGGTACGCTCTCGCGCTATGGGTTCCGCTGCTCTTTCTGGTGGACCGACACAGTACCGACAGCTTATCAAAACTGCTGGCATCGAATTCCAGGGTGCAGTCAAAGCTCCAGCTTCAGCAGCGTATAGCGTGGATGTGGACGACTTTGACGTCAACCCGAACACAGGTCTAGTCTGGACCAAAGCAGAGATCGACGCGCTGCAACTCGGCCATCTGTCGGTCGCTTAGCAGATGCCCGCAGCCACTTACTGGCGTGTCCGGATAACCGGAACTAGCGGCAACTTTGCTGCTGTAGGCGAAATTGAAATGAAGAGCGCCTTCGGCGGCGCTGACCTCTGCACTGGTGGCACAGCTTTCAGCTCGTCGAACTGGAGTGCAAGCTACCTTCCAGCTAATGCGTTCGATAATAATATCAGCAACGCTTGGCACTCAGCTAACGGATCTGTTCTTCCGCAGCATATCGGATACCAGTTTCCTGCGCCAGTAGATATTATCGAAATTAGCATAAGAGCTCGTGGGGACGGCGAGAATGGTGTTGCACCCCGCGCCTGGACCCTCGAATACAGTAACGACGGCATCACTTATACGCCCCTGTTCAGTATGTCCGGACAACCGGCTTGGACTACATCGGAGCTTCGAAACTATCGTTATGATTCAGTCTCTGGTACGGGATACGAATATAAAGGTCTTCGCGTCAACACTCAGTACGCTTATGTCGTACAGCGTGGCGGAGCAGGGCTGAAAGTCAATACGCAATACGCTTATCTAGTTCAGCGTGGTGGTCGTGGCTTAAAGGTCAACACTCAGTATGCTTATCTTGTTCGTAAGCTGCCCGTTACTCCAGATCCCGATCCATCTGAGCTACGTCGCTATTGGCGCCTTCTTATCACCCGCGACCAGCGCATTCTTGGCGCCGGAAACTATTACTGCAATATCGCGGAACTAAGTCTGCTTGCGGACTGGGATGCTGAGGTCGCTTACACAGGGGCAACCTTCACCAGCTCAGGAAACTTCGGCGGGTATCCTCCATCGAATGCTTTCGATAATAACGATAGCACGACTTGGTCGGGTGACATGAACATCGACCCGGCTAGCAATCCTCGCTGGCTCCAGGTCGATTTCGGTTCGCCCGTGGCAATTTTCGACTTCTGCATCACAGCTTGGGACACCAGCGCTCCCCGCGACTTCAAGCTTCAATGGAGTAACGATGGGGTCACCTGGACGACCTTCAGCGAAGCGGTTAATCAAACGGGATGGAGCGCAGGAATGACTCGCTGCTATAACCCGTTGACCCATCCTCCGATCGTAGCGACTGGACGTAAGCCAGTTGCACAGATTATAGGGTGAGCCGGGGTGCCGCTACAGCTAGCAGCGGTGAACTATGCTACAGGCCCCACGCGCCGGGGTAGCAGGGGCAAAGGCCGGTTGGCCGCCGTAGGGGTAGCGCAAACGCTTGCCCCCGGCTGTACGGGGCTTAAAACGCGCTTCACTGCAAGAGCTCCTGCTGAGCTATTGCGCCCACCGCTTCCAAGATCTTTACCGCTTCCTGAATATACCAGTCGTAATCCAGGTCTTCAGGGAACTCATCCGGCAAAATCATGCAGGGTTTCGCACCATCCGAGCGCGGGACCTTGTTTCCACTCTTGGCGTAGACCAGCTCGCCCTGTACCTCTGTCGAGTAGTACCAGCGCACCGTCTTGCCGACGTACTCTGTCTCACCCGGCAAGCGGGTTAGGTCTTTGGCGAGGTTGTAAGCGTCATGCAGATACCGGGCTTCCCGCAGAGTTTCCCCTTCGAGGACCCACGAATCCTTAGCTATCTCATAGAACCCTGCCATGCGGACGAGCTCCTCGGGCGTATCGTGCTCCGGTGGGACCTGGCCCCAGACTTTGACCGCGCCGCCAGTAACGCTTCGAACGACAACGAACTTCCGCAGATCCTTGTCATTGCGGATGGTGTGGTCAATCGGTGTAGCATTCATGAGGAACTGCTCTACCGCCTCCACGCAGATGGTCGTCGTCGGGTTCTTATGAAGCCGCTCAGCCATATTCTTCTTGCTCGACCACGGATTTGCGTAGGCGCCCTTATTCTTGGTCCCTGCGGCCTTCTCGACCCATAAGGTGGACCCGTCGGGATTCTTCTCCTCGGTCTGCTTAATTGCGATATAATTGTTCACGTCCCTGCTGTAGAGGGCGAGGTAGCGGGTTTCCTCCGTCGGGAACCCTGTGTCGCGCTCCCACTGCGCTACGATTTGGTCCATGACGTGCATCATCGTGCGCGGGCACTTAATGACGACACCGTCGGTATTGGCGCTGACCACACGGATGCCTGCCATCTCCAGCCGCTCGATTAACATCAGTAGGGACAGCTGACCCGTTACCGTAGTCTGGATCAGCCCGTGCGGGGAGTAAAGGATGCTATACTTCGAACCCTGCTTACCGAACCATCCGTTAATGACAATCTTCAGCGAGTCTGCGACGGGCTTGTTGCCAGCCTTTTTGGCGCGGATACGCCTGTCCACAATTGAGCGGAAGATCTGGAGCGCTACAGGTCCAAGCGCAGGAGGGTAGAGACCTAAGTTAAGGATGATAAACGGATAGTAGCTGGTGACGTCAATGTCGCGTAGGACATAGTCCTTGTCGGTGTAGTGCGCCACCGTGGATTCGGAGCTGTGCAGCCCTCCGATGCCCATGCGATAGACAGCGCCGTTGATATCCAACTGGAGGGCTTTCACCTCCTCAGGCATAACGACGTTGCCATTGATGTCAACAATGAACCGGGCTCGCTCGACAACCCCTAGCGCCCATTGCATCAGGGGTGAGCGGTACTGGATGAACTGCGGCGTCTGGTACTGGAAGACGGTTCCAGGGTCGACCGTTATCTTTTCGGGCTTGACTCCTGTGCGCTTCTTAATCTCAGCGGTGATAACCGCTTCAGCAATCTGGGCGTCGGACTTGCTGCGAAGGTCGATCTTGTATTCGTTCGACAGGGTATAGCGCAAGTCGATCTGCTCATCGAGACACTGCCGCAGGAGCTTCGTGTTGGAAGTGTCGTTGACGCAATACCAGCGGGTGATGGCAATCTGCTCGGGTGAGAGCACCGTGCTCGGGTGGAACGGTAGATCCTGCATCTTGTGGGCGTGCAACCGACCCGCATACGTCTTAAGAGAGGCGAACAGCGGCGCGACCTCAATTAAGTCAATATGGTCAATCTTCAGCCCCTTCACCTTGTACGCACGACGGACGTCCTGCCCACGGATCTCTTCCAGGATAATCTTGTCGCTGGCACCCTTCAGCTGAGTGCAGTTGT